GCTGCAGGCCCGCATCAACTCCAGCACGGAGTCGCTTTCCGTGCAGCTGCCGCGCAACCTGTTCCAGCCGGGCTGCATCCATACCCTGTATGACAGCGGCTGCGGTCTGGCACGCGCGACGCTTGCCGCCGCCTCAACCGTCGCCACTGGCAGCACCGATGTTTTGATCTTGAGCGGGCTTGGCCAGGCTGCTGGCTATTTTGACCGGGGCTATATCCAGTTCACGGGTGGCGCATTGGATGGCGTCAGGCGCACCGTCAAATTGCACACTACCGGCGCGCTGTTGCTGTTCTCTGCGCTGCCATCGGCACCCACTGTCGGCGCCAGCTTTTCCGCCTACCCGGGCTGCGACAAGCTGCAAGCCACGTGCACAACCAAGTTCAGCAACGTCGTCAACTTCCGGGGCGCGCCCTACATCCCGGCGCCGGAGACCGCAGCATGATCCCAATGTCTTGCGTACCCGAAAGGATGAAGCGCGCTGCCGTTGTGGCGGAGGCGTTGACCTGGATCGGCACGCCGTTTCACCACGCCGCGCGCCTCAAGGGCGTCGGCGTTGACTGCGCCAATCTGCTGATCGGCGTCTTTACCGCTGTCGGCCTTGTGCCCGACGTGACGCTTGACCACTACCCGCCGGACTGGCACATGCACCGTGACGAAGCCCGCTTCTTGGCCATCCTGCGCCAGTACGCGGACCCGCTGCCAGAGGGCCGCCTGATCGATCTTGGCGACATCGCCATGTTCACGTATGGGCGCCACGCAGCCCATGGCGCGATCGTGGTCGGCTGGCCGGTGGTGTGCCACGCCTGGAGCGACGTCGGCCGCGTGGTGCTGACCGAGGCCAATACCGGCCCGCTCGCCGGGCGCTTCGCCGGCTGCTACCGCGTGCGGGGGATGGCGTCATGAGCGGACTATTTGGCGGCGGCAGCAACTCGACATCAGACACCCCGCTGGCGGGTCTGACAATCCAATCAAGCTCGAACGGCAAGCCGATCCCGATCGTGTACGGCACGACCCGTGTGACGCCGAACCTGCTCTGGTACGGCGATTTCACGCCGATAGCGCACACGTCGTCGCAAGGCGGCAAGGGCGGCGGTGCCACCAGCACGACCCACACCTACACGGCATCTTTTATCCTCGGTCTGTGCGAGGGGCCGGTGGCTGCCGTCCCGAATGCGTTCATCGACAAGTCGGTCGTCACGCCCAGCACCCTGTTTTCGCTGTTCCTGGGCACCTATCCGCAGGCGCCCTGGAGCTACCTGACCAGCTCGCACGCAGACCAGGCTATCGGCTACCAGGGCATTGCCTACGCGGCGGCCGCCAGTTATGACCTGGCCAACAGCGCCAACCTGCCAAACCATTCGTTCGAGGTCACCGGCAAGCTGATCCTGTCGGGTACGAGCGACGCCGATCCCAAGGATGTGATCAATGACCTGCTGACAAGCCAGGTCTACGGCGTGCCCAATGCGCCGCCGATCTCAGGCCTCACGCAGTACTCGAGTTACTGCCGTGCCGCCGGCATCCTGATCTCGCCGTGCTACGACACCCAGACAGCGGCAGCGCAGATGATCACTGATCTGGCGCAGATCACCAACACGGGCATCTATGTCAGCGAGGGCGTGCTCAAGCTGGTGCCCTATGGTGATGCTGTCCTGACACTGAACGGCGCCACCTACACACCGGTCCTGACCGTTATTGCAAATCTTGGCGACGACGACTTCCTGGGCAACTCCGGCGCCGACCCGGTGATCGTCAAGCGCAACGCCATCGCTGCCACCGTCAGCACGACGGCAGACGCCTACAACCAGGTCACGGTCGAATACCTGGACCGCGCCAACAGTTACAACGTCTCCACCGTGGTGGTGCAGGACCAGGCAGCCATCGATGTGTACGGCCTGCGCCCGATGCCCAACATCACAGCGCACCAAATCGCCAACGCAGCCGCAGCAAACGTCGTCGCCATGCTGATCCTGCAACGCGCCGTCTATGTGCGATCGCAGTATTCATTTCGCCTGGGGTGGCAGTGGTGCTACCTTGAGCCGACGGACCTGGTGACACTGACAGACTCCGCGCTGGGGCTGAACCTGTACCCGGTGCGCATCCTCTCGGTGGATGAGGATGAATTCGGCACCCTTACTGTGCTCGCCGAAGATGCGCCGCCCGGAGTCAGCTCGCACGTCGTGGCCAACGTCCCGATCAACGGCGGCTACAACGTCAACCAGGCCATCCTGCCGGGCGACACCAACACGCCGGCCATCTTCGAGGCACCCAACGCGCTCACGGCGCCGGATCTGCAACTGTGGATCGCGGCCAGCGGCGGCACCCAATGGGGTGGCTGCGAAGTCTGGGCGTCGAGTGACGGCAGCACCTACCGGCAGATCGGCACCATTACAAGCCCGGCTCGCCACGGCGTTTTAACGTCTTCCCTTGTTGCTGGTACCGACCCGGACACCACGCACACGCTGGCGGTCGATTTGACCGCCTCGCGGGGCCAATTGCTGGCGGGCACCAACGCCGATGCCGATGTCGGCAACACCATGCTGTGGGTGGATGGCGAACTGATCAGCTACAGCGCAGCCACGCTGACGTCGGCCTACCACTACAGCCTGGGCAGCTATCTGCGTCGAGGCCAAAAGGGAACGGCCAATGCCACGCATGCCAATGGCGCCCAGTTCGCACGCCTGGACGACGTCATCTTCAAGTACACGGTGCCGATCGACCGCATCGGCTCGCCGATCTACCTTAAGTTTCCGGCGTTCAACATTTGGGGCGAGTCCAAGCAGTCCCTGGCCAGCGTTGCCGCGTACACCCACACCTTCGCCGGAAACAAGCCGAACCCTCTGACCGGATTGACGGCTGTCGGCGGTATGTTTGAGATCACCTTGAACTGGACGTTCACCGCAAGCCAGATCGACCGCGACTTTATCGAGGTATGGGGTGCCACCACAAACAACCGGGCATCAGCCTACCTGCTGTCGAGCGTCAAGAGCCCGGCCGTCGCCTGGACGCACCCTGGTCTGCAACCTGGCCAGACCTGGTACTACTGGGCGCGGGTTGTGGACACCTCGGGCAATTTCAGCGACTGGTATCCGGCCAGCACCACTGGCGGTGTCGCGGCGGCACCCAGCGCCGATCCATCGGCCTTGCTGACTCAACTAAAAAACTCACTGGGCCTCGGCCAGCTGGTTGACGAACTGGCCACGCCGATCGGGCTGATCGACGGCCTTGCCGAAGATATGGCGCTGCAAATTCTGCATGGTACTTTCAGCTCCTCAGTCGCTGGGACGAAGCTGTCATCCGAAGCGCTACTGCGCGGCACTGCCATCACCGAAACCCAGCAACTTGTTACGACGGGAGACGCCCAACTGGCGCAGCTCATCACTACCCTGACGGCGGTGGTAAATGGTAGCGTTTCAGCCATCCAGACTGAGCAAACGGCGCGCTCCACCGCCGACAGCGCCGAAGCTACCTCCAGGCTTGCGCTCGCCACTTTGGTCGCGGGCAATACGGCCGCCATCCAGACTGAGCAAACGGCGCGCTCCACCGCCGACAGCGCCGAAGCTACCTCCAGACTTGCGCTCGCCACTTTGGTCGCGGGCAACACCGCCGCCATCCAGACCGAGCAAACGGCGCGCTCCACCGCCGACAGCGCGCTCGCCACCGCAACCACCCAGGTGCAGGCGAGGCTTGACACCGGTGACTATGCGGCCGTCAAAACGCAGGCCAGCGCCACTGCCAACAAGGTCGGCGCCATCGAGGCGCGCTACATATTGCAAGTCGATGCCAACGGCCATGTGGCCGGCATGGAGCTCGCTAGTGGCACCGGGGGCAGCGGCGTCATCTGGCTGGCCGACAAGCTGTTGTTCGCCATGCCGAATGGCTCTGGCACGCCCAGGCAGGTGCTGATAGTCGGCCTTGTCAACGGCACACCAGCTCTGGGTTTTGACGGCAACCTGATCATCGACGGATCAATCGTAGCGCGGTCAATAGCCGCCGAAAGCATTACCGCAGACAAGATCAACGGCACCCACCTTGTGGTCGTCGATGGCGAATTTTCCGGCA